CGCCTGAGATAGTTTCACTAGCTCTTTCTAACATTTCTATGAATTTAAATATTTCCGGTGGTGTTTGTGTTAAGTTTAAAGGTTTAATATCACCAGCTGATGTATTCGCTTCAATGACATTTAGTCCGCCAGATAATTCACTAACACTAACGTTAGCTCCACGAGGTACTAATATGTTTTGTACACCAAAAGCAGTTTGATTGGTTAAAATTGTGCTATATAATGAGTTAATTCCGTCTTGTAAAGGTAGCACATCAAATAAATCACTGTAACCGTATGGAGTTCCTAGTATTTCACCAGGGGCGATCCTATATACAGGTAATGCTCTATAAGGCATTGGGCTATCTAAAAGAGAAATGTCACCAGCTAGGAACATTAAGTATCGACCATCAGGCATAGACTCTGATCTACGGTGATAAAACTCATAAACAGGGATTAAGTCGGTTGAATCGTACCCTATTGATTCTAAACTAAATGATTGAAGTTCTGATTTACTTTCTAGACCTTGAATCTTCTCTGCGAATTCAGGAAATTTAGCTGCCAAGTCAAATCTATTTTTAAATGAACGACATAGAACCCAGTCATGATCCTGATCTTCACGATTTGAATCAAATATAACATCTAATGGTGATAAATTTTGTATTTCTATATCACCTTCATATATATCAGTTTGTGTTTCTTGGTTGAAGTCATATTTTTCACCTGAAGTAGAGTTCCAAGCCATTTTTATATAGCCAGACCCTAAAACGATTGCGTATTCAACTGCTGTATGTAAATATTTCTCTAATTTCTTTTCTTTTAAGTAGTAATCCAATAACCCGTTAGCTAATTTTGTTTGAACTAATGATTTATGGTCTGTATTGGTTGCTCTAGCATTAAATGCCGGCCTATTTGCTGTAATCATAACTAACATATGTCTAGCTAAGTTACGTAAATGATTAACGGAAATCTGTGTTAATTCACCTTGTTCACCAGCGAAATTAATTTGATGACTATCACCGAAACTATTAAATTGTGCGCCATGATAGGCTGCCCACATACTATGTTGTTTATCCATGTAACCGTTGGCGTCTAGACCGGTAAACCATTTATTCGCCCGATCTAATAAATAACCTGCGGCTTCATCTGGTTCTTTTGCTGCAAAATATGTTGTTTTGTCATCGTTATTCGACATTAAGTTACTCCAATAAGTTGATTTTTTTACACTTTAAGTTGTTAATTGCGTCTAGAGGGTTTCTTTTTTATACCTAAAACTTTTTTAAACACATTATGTTCTTCATTAACTTTACTTTTATAATCACGTCTAGAGAAGGACGAACCTATTCCGCCAAGCTTACTATATTCAAATCCGTTAGGTAGAGGATTATGACTTTTGTCAATATTTCTAACTAAATATGTAATGCAGTCTATTCCGTCACTATGTGAACCATCCACTGATCTAGCGAAATCTTTTCTATTCTTCGTCCAAACTCCACGCTCTAAATGGTGTATTAAAGTCTCACATTTTGGGTTAATTATTATTCGCTGCGCTTGTATTTCAATTCTCATCGCATTAATTGCTGCTTCTTTATTATCTTTTCTTGTTGGCTGAAAATATATCTGATGTAATCTATCTAAATCATTAAGAACTATTAAATTGTTGTCACTAACTCGTATATAAGGATCTTCCTTTTCACCTGTTGCGTGATTAGTCCACAGTTCAGCTTCTTTATCTTTAATTAATTTAGCTAAATGTTCGGTTGTCATCTTAGCCCCATTAATAGAGATCTCATCCTGTATAACTAGAACCGCATTTTGAAAATCATAAAATCCGAATAAAACTACAGTCATATCCTTAAATCCTATATCCATGGCCACATATTTATCACAAAAATTAGGCATAGGCCATTCAGATATAATTTCTTTTTGTACTTTTTCTGTGAATTCGGGAACAATAGATAAATCAGAATCAGATATTAATTTACATTCATACTCTTGTTTAAATGTGTCAGACGCTGTACCACCGGGGATCGCAGCTATTATACCCGCCAACATTCTTTCTGTTATTCTCGGTATTGGTTCTGTTTTATGTAATTCTATAATTTGATGAATTGTCAATACAAACAAGCTATTACGTATTTGAGCGTATTCCATATACTGAGCAAAATCATGTGCCTGATTCTTTGGTGGTGTAGAAGATAGTACTATTTTACCATCAGTTAACATTGTTGATGGACTTAAAACGTTATTAACTACATATTTTAAATCAGAACAGAAGGCAGCTTCATCAACTATACACATGTGAGCATCCGACCCCCTGAGATTATCGGCATTACCGTTATCTGTACCAGCTAAACGTATTTCACTACCATTAGGGAATACATATATATTATCTTGAGTTTTAAATTGAGGTTTAAGATTTTCAGGACAGTCTTCTAATATCTTTGTCATGATAGGTTTTATATTAACTCGTATCATCTTCTGAGTAGGCTGTAGGATCATCACAATGCGATTAGGAAGCTTTAAACATTCTTCTATAGCCATTAGTGCTAGTGTAAAACTTTTACCACCACGACGACTCATCGCACATGTAATAACTTTACCAGAATCTTCATGACGTATATGCTCAACCATCATTTTTTGGCCAGCATCAAGCTTCCAAGAAAGATCACCCATCGCCCACAGTCTATTCCTCGCCGCGCGTATCTTAATTTCTGACATTATTTAATTCCACCATTAATATTGATTGGTATTGCAGCTAGTTTTAATAATTCTTCATCGGACATTTCGTCTTCTGGCGCTCGTTCTCTTAAAGCAGCGTTCATCTTTGAGTTTTCTTGTGCTTGCACTTTATTCTTCACAAGCAAGTCGTACATCCTGATCTCTTCAAGTGTTAGTTTTCTTGTGTCAGAGAGCATCCTGAGTTCTTCAAGTTGTTGTAAACATATAAGTTCTTCATCAGTTACATCTTGTGATGCACTAGAATTAACCCTAACATCAGCCTTTAACTTAGTTAATTCGGTAGTTAATAGACCTATAGTTTTGTCTTGTTCTTTGATTATGTTTTTTAATTTAAGGATTTCTAATTCGTATTTAGAAGTTTTGACGGCATTATTAGCCATTTTAGAAATATCGTTTTGTTTTTTGTCCATTAGCTGTTTCCTGCCTTTTCATTGTGTGCTTCATTTGAAGCGACTGTACGGCATTATGTAGGTCAGCGACTTGTTTTTCTAATGATTCAGTATTAGACACTTCATGACGTTTTAAATATAGTGTGTATCCATATAATGAACAAACCGCTAGAACAGCAACTGCGTCACCAATAGATGATCCCTGTATTATAGAACGTGTGATTATAGCAATTAACGATAATGCTGCGATATTTATACCAAGAAGATTATTTTTTAATTTATGTAACATATTTATGACCCTTTTGGTTATATTTAGTAAGAATTATAGATTTTATGTTGACGTGACGGCCGTTTGTGTGTATATTAAACATATAGAGTATTGCTCATTGTCGTATAAAAAATATAAACTCACATTAAGTTGTTAAGTGATGAATAAAAAACATTGACAAAACAAGTAAGTAGTGATATTATTATTATATAAACATTATTAAAGGAGACTAATTTAATGAGGATACAAAAATTTGAACCGGGTACTTTATTGAAAATTAAAGATAAATACATTAAATATATGTCAGAAAATGCAGATAATATGTATGGTTACCCACACTTGATAGGCAATCGCGTTGAACATAGTAAGAATGAAATAGCTGATACGTTGGTCGGTCATTTTATGTGGAAAGAATCACACAAAAGAGAATTACCTATATATGGTGTAATATGTGGAACAAATGATTATGATCTTCAGGATGAGGACTTTATGTATTTAGTCACTATTGAGAACAAATTGGGGGAAGAAGTTATATATCTAGAACCGGAGGTTTTTCAATGTATAATATAGTTATACTATTAATAACACTACTGTTATCATTTCAAATAGAAGCTCGAACTATTACTGTCGCTGTATTAGATGGCGGTATTACATCAAGTGATGCAACAAAATTTAAAATATGTAAAGACGGTATTAAACAGTTTGGTGTACCTAAAGATGTTGATGTGTTATCACACGGTAAAGAAATGATAACAATTATAAGTAAGTACGCAGGTCAAGCTGATTATTGTATATATAGTTTACAAATATTTTTTATGGACAATGATAAAAAAGTTCACAGTGTATCGGATCGCGCATACAGGGCTGCCTATCAATTTGTATTAGATAATAATATAAATGTGGCAAATTTAAGTTATACAGGGATTGATTTCGATATACAAGAATTTCAGCTGATTAAAAAAATATTATTACATAACACAGTTTTATTCGCTGCCAGTGGTAATAAGAAAAGAGATTTATATAAAAATTGTAATGTTTTTCCAGCATGTTACGACAGTGGTATTATAATTGTTGGCGCATCAATCCCCGGTAAATTCGGTTACGGCAATAAATACGGCCCGGTAGATATAAAGTTTGACCCCACGTACAGAGATAGGAATTCATACATAACTACCATAGGAACAAGTAACTCAACTGCTATGGCAACTGGCAACTTTATTAAAATTTTAAATAAAGAGTTAAATAAA